ATGGTGTTGGTGCAGAGATGTTCGCCAAACACGCATTTGATTTCGCTGACAAACTGATCAGGGACAAGACAGATGACAGGTGTTTCGTGGACAGCGTGGAATGTATGGAACACGGAGCCAACAGTGCTATCTACAGAAAAGAATAACTTCATATATGATATGGTAAGGGTGGGCCTCACGCACAAGGCCTACTACTTCCAGATATACGACACACCACTAGGACACAGATGGTTGGAAGCACTTAAGGACAACCTCAAACAGAAGCGGATACTTGAGAAGAACTTCTGTTTCCTGGGTTTTGCAGATTCCAAAAGGAATTTACATTATCTCGTAGGAGAATTGAACAAGAACATAGCAACAATAAACGCATTCAAATTTTCTCCGGCCTATGAAAAAATAAATGCCTTCAGCACAGATGATTTCCAGTACAGCAGAAAACTGCCTATAGGCAAAGGAAAGCCTGGATTGGCACTCAAACACGATGCCTGTAATCTTCTGCACAGATATTTCGAAGAACTACAAGGCACTGCATGGAAGAGCAGTGATTTCTACAAACAGGCAGATGCAGAAACAAAATATGCAATCAGACAACTTAACAATATTTGTCATGAAGTCGAGAGTTGGGTCAATGCCGACAGGAAAAAAGCCATAGAACCTGAATGGATGAGAGCATCACAGATCACAACTTTCTTAAATGCACCCAGGTATGATTTACACGAAGAAGACTTTGAACTTTTTAAACAAAACAGATACGACAGAGAGTTAGGCGGCGTATACCTGCACTGGTCACAGGTTGGAAAGACATTGTACGAAGTTTTCAGGGATGAACACGCACCCAAGATGACAGAAGCACTTTGTTCAGAGATAAATCATCAAAAGTACTACTCTGGTGAGTTTGATGTTGAATGGGGTCAAACTATTCTAGAGTCACACGATTTCAAGAAAGAGGAAATGAATGACTACAGGACCTGGCTCAAAGAAAATGACTATGACTGGGAAGACCCTAATTTATCGTTGGGTTACATCAAGATAGGCCAGATAGATCTACAGAGAACATTTGGAACAAATGCCACGATACACGACATTCACGAAATTATGAACAGTAATTTAGACATCACAAGCATTAGAACAATAACAGGGCCGTCTGTTGAAACAGATTATCCCTACACACTCGATGGTGATGATTGGAAGCAAATACAGATGGAAGGATTGAGACGAGGTTATGAATCACGTAGTGTGCGTTAAGTGGGGAAGGAAGTACGGACCTGAATATACCAACGTTCTTAATAGCATGGTTAAAAGGTACACCACCGTGCCCTATCAATTCCACTGTCTCACAGACGATCCCACAGGATTCGATCCAGAAATAAATGTAATAAAACTGCCAAACGATCCATGGATCAAGTCATGGTGGAGCAAGTTGTGGATGTTCGCACCTGAGATGCCTCTGAAAGGTAACATACTTTACTTTGATCTCGACGTGGTGATATTTGACAACATAGATCCACTATTCACATACCAAGGCAAGTTCAACATAATCAGAGACTTCAACAGATGCAGGATCAAGGACTGGAAACTTTCGAACTCCAGTTGCATGAGATGGCAGGCAGGAACAATGGATTACCTGTGGAACGAGTTCAAGGACAAGTCAGCACAGATAATGCTACAGAATCACGGAGACCAGGACTGGATAACCAAGAGGGCCAAGGATGAAATCACATGGTTCCCGGACGAATGGATTCGTAGTTACAAATGGGAGATGGTGGGTCTCAAGGACACTAAACTATTGACCAATTCCGAGGGCAAGAAATGGTTCAGGAAACCTGCAGAGGTAAAACCCGGCAACAAAGTGGCAGTGTTCCATGGATCACCAAATCCTATGGAAAGTGCAGACCAATGGGTCATAGACAATTGGAAATGATGACTAGTTACGGCAAAGTAAAAATAAAGAGAAACAACCCCAGGCTAGACGAGGTGCCAGAAGACTGTGGCTACATGCAACAGTTCGAGTTTAATGTTGACCTAAACAGCAATGGTGTGATGGGTGAATGCATAGATTGGTGCCAGGAAAATTGCGAGGGAAAATGGGGTTGGTGGTTCGAACCCGTGGGCGAGATAGAGAACCCCAAGAACCATTGGGAACACCAGAACGCATACATGAGTTTCGAGAAGAAACTGGACGCCACGAGGTTCTGGATGTCGGTAGGAATACAGAACAGCAACAAGCGAGAGGTATAATTACTAGTATGAAACCATTTGAGATAACAGATTCAGCCAAGGCACAGATAGAGAGATTGCTTGAGAAGAACCCCGGCAAGTATGCAGTGAGCCTGGCAGTGCTAGGTGGTGGTTGTGCAGGGTTCAAGTATGAGTGGGGATTCGCAGACACAAAAGAAAGCATAGCAGATGGTGATCACCTCGAAGACTGGCACACAGGTAGATTTGTCGTAGATGAAACCTCGTTGTTGTATGTAATGGGAACCAAAGTTGACTGGGTCGAGGAGACTTTTGGATCACAGTTTGAGATATCAAATCCCAACAGTTCAAGTTCGTGTGGTTGTGGAGAATCGTTTGGCGTATAATGGATACTGCTTTCATAATAGGCAACGGTGAATCAAGAAATATTTTTCCAATAGATAATTTAAAAGGCCAAGGAACGATATATGGATGTAACGCCATATACCGAGACCATCCCATGCTGTGTGATCACATCGTGGCTGTAAACCCTCCCATGTACGAGGAACTGGCCAAGTGGCACAACGGTGGCAAGGAGTCTCCTAGTATACACGGTCCAGACGACATCAGCGGATGGAACTACATCTGTGAGGGTGACCGGGAACATGACGTACCCGAGGGCCTTAAGATCTACAGAGTATGGCGTGGAGGTGATGTAAAGAAAGGTGGCAAGATAAAAACCAATGACTTCTCCAAAGCACGTGGTTCTGGTTGCAGTGCGGTTTTGATGGCCGCTGAGTCAGGTGTGAAAAACATTGTGATAATGGCGTTCGACATCATGGGTGCCCAGCAGTGGGAAATGGAAACCCCCAGCAGGCTACAGAACAACATCTACAAGAACAGCATAAATTATCCGGATAGGGACAGCATGAAGGCATATCTCAAATACGAATGGATGTACCAACTGAGGCAAATTTTTAGAAAGTTTCCAAAGTCTAATTTCTTTTTCATAAACAGGAAAGAGTACCTCGAGGGCAATCCGTTCCTGCGTTGGTACTTCGATCAGCCAAATATAAAGTGTGGCATCTACGCTGACCTGCAGAGATGGATCACGGGATCACGTGACGACATCAAGTGGAAACAGTTATAGGGTTTTAGTACTGCTGGCGTCCAACTGGTAAACTTTACGCATCTTGACACCCACTGATTGTGCGAACTTCTTGGAATCACATTTATTGCACACGTGCTTGTAGTCGTTTGAGGCACGATCTGGATCAACCTTTGACTTGGGCCTCATGAATGTCTCTGAACAGGCATCGCACTTGAACACATAGATCAGGTTCTTCCTGTGGTAGTTGTGCATGATACCCAGTTTGCTCTCCCTCTTGTACAACTTCATCGTCTTTAGGGTTTCTATGAACATATTACTATTTAATAAATACGAATAACACATTATGGCAAGATTAACTATAGACACAGGAACAGCGGGAAATCCAGCAACAGGCGATACCTTACGTACCGCTATGAACAAGGTAAACACGAATTTCGCAGAACTTTACACAGATTTAGCGGCCACAACATCATCAAATGGGAACCTTACAAATGAAGATACCAACGGTGATGTGAAAATATTCGCAAACGGAACAGGTATAGTTGAAATTGATAGATTATCAATAAACAACACAGCAATAAGTTCACTGGACACCAACGCAGACATCACACTAACAGCAAACGGCACAGGCAGTATTGTGGCATCTGGACCACTGAAAGTTGGAACAGGATCAGCGGCAGGTAATGTAACTTCCAATGGTGCACAAGATTTAAAACTTGACACAAACGGTGGGACGGATTCAGGCTACATCGAAATCAAGGATGGAGCAAATGGAGACATCACAATAGAGAACGATGGCACAGGTGACATCTTGTTGAAATCAGGAGGACAGGTGGGCATAGGTTCTGTTGGTTCACCGGACTCACAACTACACATCAAATCTGCCTCGTCGGTCATAACACTCCAGAGGACAGCAGACGCCAACAAGCCTGGCCTAGACTTCCAGAATTCAAATGGCAACGTAAGAGCAGAATTAAGGATGGATGGTACCTCAGGCACTTCCAATGAAGTTTTTGTAAGAACGTACGATGGTTCATCGACTGCTGAAAGATTTCGTGTGGGACACACGCAAGTTAAAGTAACAGGACATTTCCAAGCCACAGGGGCACAGATAGATTTCACAGCACTACCAACTTCAGATCCATCAGTGGCAGGAAGACTGTGGAACGACTCAGGCACAGTCAAAATTAGTGCAGGATAACAGATGGCCCAGGAACTAATCAACATCGGAGCACAGGCTGATGATGGCACAGGTGACACTATCAGGGGAGCCGGCATCAAGCTCAACAACAACTTCACGGAGTTGTATGCAACACCATTCGCCCAAACATCAATAGGATTTGTTGAAAACGAGATCAGTTCAACACAGTCCAACGCTGACCTGGTATTGAAACCATCTGGCACAGGTAGCATACTGTTTCCAGCGATCAGAATCAACGACAACAACATCGAAGGCACAAGGACCAACGAGGACCTAATATTACGGGCCAACGGATCGGGCTCTCTGGTCGTTGACGGGATCGGAATCGCAGGCACTTCCATAACTGCAATTGACTCATCCATAGTAAACATCAATGAGAACCTGGTAGTAGACGGCACATTGAGTGCAGGAATAACAACATTTAGAGGAGCAGTCCAAACAGCATCGACATTAGATGTGGATGGGTTGACCACATTGTCTGCCATGACCGTTTCGGGGGCATCATCATTCGCTGACACAACCACAGTAGACAATCTTACATTCAATGACAACATAATCAGTTCGAGTTCAAACGCAGACATCAATCTGACCCCAGGTGGGACTGGAGTTGTAAATGTTTCCAACTTGACAATAGATTCAAACATCAACCTCGTCGACAACGTGATCAAGGTCACACGTTCAAATGATGATTTCAAATTATCTGCCAACGGCACAGGTTCTGTGCAAATTTCCAAAGTGGACATGAACGAGGGCACAGTGGACAACACCGTGATAGGTGCAACAACACCGGCGGCGGCCACTTTCTCAACGGTATCCATCACTGTACCATCAGTGCAGGCAGACAAGGTCAACATCACAGACAACAAAATCAAAGCAACGGACACAGATGCAAACCTGGCTATCAGTGCGAATGGTTCAGGCAACGTATTGATAAACGGGTTCACATTCCCCAATACCGTATCGGCTGGACAACTGGTCAAGACCAATGGGAGCAAAGTATTGTCCACAGTGGTTTTCCCGTTCGTGGTCACAGACTCGGATGTGCAAGATGGCACAGCGACCATAACAGGAAACAGCTCAGCACAGGTTATCGATTCTTTTGCAGTGGCCACGTACAGGAGTGCAAAATACTACATACAGATTTCAGATGCAACAGCAAATAGATTCACATTGATAGAAGCAAACGTCTCACACAACGGAACAAGTGCATTCATCAGCACATTTGGTGCGGCGACAAATGGTGATGGCGACGGATCCACCATATATGATTCGATTGACCTATCAGCAGACATAAACAGCGGTAACGTAAGACTGCTAGGAACAGTAAATAACACTAACAACCAAGTAATTAAATTTGTTAAAAGGGTGATAAAAGTATAGTATGGCACAACAAACGCTAAATGTAGGATCAAACGCAAACGACGGAACAGGTGATACTCTGAGATCTGCAATGACTAAAGTGAACACCATGTTCACAGAACTGTACCTATCTCCTCTGACGGGTGGAGCCCTCAGTTTTAGTGGCAATGAGATATCAGCGACTCGAACCAATGAGGATCTAGTTTTCAAACCATCTGGCACAGGTGCCATATCTTTCCCAGCGATCAGGATTAACGACAACAACATTGAAGGTACAAGGACAAACGAGAACATAAATTTACTACCAAGTGGCACAGGTTCTGTGGTGTTTGGTGCAGTAAAATTCAGAGGCACAACATTAAGTTCAGATGACTCCACTGCTATCAACATCAACGATGGATTAATCGTAGATGGAACACTGAACGTGTCCGGCGCAAGTACGTTGACCGGTGCAGTCAATCTTTCTTCAACTTTACAGGTACCGTCAGCATTAACCACTTTATCTACGTTGAACGTCACAGGAA